GCGATAGATTGGCTTTGGAGCCCAGCATCTTACTTCAAGACGCTGGAGCTTACTGTTCCACCGATTGGCGGAACAATAACCCAAATAAGAGAAACGGCCAAGACCTGAACTCTTTTCAGAAACGTAAGGCAAAGGCCCTACTATTCGTTCTATGATCTTTATCATAAAACTGGCGGTCTGCCAATAACCCTTTTTGTAAAAGGCATTGGCCGTAGCCGTCCATGAAAGGAGCTGACTGGCTTGCTGCTTGTTTTCAGGACGTAGTGTATGGACATATGTAGGTGTTACCTCATAGCCCATATACGCATCAACCCCACATGACTCTCTAAATTTTCCAATATAGAAAGTCTTATTGAGGTTCAGCTTACAATTGTACTTTTGTAGCTGATCGAAAACAATCACCGCATTCGTTTTAGGGACAATAATATCGTCCCCATAAACGTAAACACGTCTCGAAACCTTAAAAACGTTCCGAGGTGTTACAGGAAGGTCTCTCGCCCGAAGGAGAGCCATTACACATACAGTGTAAAAGTACATGGCCTCAACGGGAAAGCAGAGAGCCGAACCCATGGACGCGAATTTCTTCAGAGGAGATACAATCTCTCCCGAAGGCATTTTTGCCCGAGTCGATCGACATGCGTCGATAGCGTCCCTTAAGTCAGGGTTGCTTCGAAACATCTGGATAGCGAGTTCGTGTGGAACACGATCACTCGCATCTGAAAGATCAATCGTTGCCAACTGACCATCAATCGACCCCCTTATCGCAGAACGTTGATTAACACTCTGGTCACGAAAATTTACATGACCACGTGAAAATCTACCGAATCCGATTGCGTCATATAACGCATCGCGGACCCCTTGTTGTGCATATTGCATGCAAACAGGTTCTATCGCGATAATTCTGGGACTCTTGAGTGTTTTAGGAACAGAAATTACCCTTACGGGTAACTCCTTTTCCTCAGGCTGCATCGTTATCTTTTTGAGCTCCTCTGCATCGAACGGCGTACCCAATGGGTACGCAGTGTTGATCAGAGGGAAGTAAGGCTCAAGACGATCATGCCAAGACTGCCAAGCATATTTCTGATTTCCAGAAATACCTTCAGCAGTTGTGCCAGGTCCATGTTTGGGAAGAAGGTCTGCCGGGTTAACACCCAACAGACAGTCAGACCAAAGTATGTCAGATACCGCCAAAAATATGGCTGCATCCGATGGCAATGAAAACATCTCAAGGGATTGCTCAATTGCAATGTATGAGTTGAACGCGGCCATAGTCCTTTCCGGACTACAGTCAATCTCCAATTTCTTGAACGTAAGGCAAATTTGCCTAACGCTCTCGATAATGGTTGAAGTGTCTTCTCGATCATTGTAAATCCTTCCTGTGTCTCTGTCGAAAACCTGACTGGTCATACCTTGCAAAAATGCAGGGATTGACCCACTTTTTCCAAAACTACGAAAAAGTGTGGAGTCAATAATCCCGTACTCTAGAGCTTGTTCAAAGTCTCTAGAGAACATGGGTAGGGTTATCGTTAAAAATGATAAACCCTCGTTTTCGACTCGGGACCTCAAAGTTTCGAGGTCCCGATAATCATAGACATCAGCGGTGCATTTGTTACAAGCGTCTTGGTAGACGACTTGCAACAACCCTAGCAGATTACTTGCTTCGCTTTTCATAGTTCCCTCCAATATTAGGATGGGTGACTAATCGAACTTAGCAGGTTACCTACGCAGACGCGTTTTACTGGACTTAATACCAGGGCCGAGTTATTTAAGCTCGCCCGCGTTTGCGATCTGACATCACGAGTGATGTCATGAAACTGACACCACTACAGCATAACCAACTAAATTGTTGGAAGAGAAACTTAAGTCTCCCCACCAATCAACTTTGTGTTGGCTGTAGTATCTAGCCAGGCTTTTATGCCTGCCCAGTTGTAGTCGATTTGCGTTGTTGAAAAGCCAAAAGCTGGCCTATCATCAACTATCTGCCAAGACTGCGTGTCATAATCATTGGTTGAATCCAATGGATTAGTGACAATCGCCTTCTGGGTGAACTTGACGAGAGTACGAATACGCCCGTCAGCGTTCCTCTGTTGGCTAATGGTTAAACCATAAAGGCCATCAGCAGATAAGTAGTCAGTGGTGGTTTTATTACCATTGACAACCGTGCTTACGCGCGGCATTACTTTAGCGACTGCATTTACGGTGACAGTTTGTGGATCGGCAAACATACTAAGTGAACCTCCTAAAGGTAGTGAGAGTTTATCCTAGTCTTGTATCCGGTCCTTTCTCAAGGGACAAAATAGTTGTAAACGACTAGGCGATAATCTTAGCTAGTGCCTGGTAATACCAAGTGCAGCTAAGATCGCTAAACGCATTGGGGATA